TGCGGAATCCTGTTTTGAGTAATCCCCTTGAATACAGAATATCCCAGAGGGTAACAATCCTCCAGTACCCCAACCGTAACCATCAAAAATTCCATCGTTTTGCTGTTGGCTTCCTCCCCCGTCTGCTAGATTATTTGTAATGACCGTATTAAGCATAACCCTAAGAGGAACAAAATCTCTAAACACTTGATGTAGCATTCTAAGGTTTTCCAAGTTGAGTTTGGAGTTTCCTTTTTGGCGGAAGTCGGCGTCTAAGGCATTAATATCTAAAACCATTACTGACGACTTTCTGTTCCAGTAGTCGCTTAAGTTAGAAGTATCTTCAAACCTGTCACTTTGCAAAGGCAAGGAACTTGTATTAGGTGCTACAGCTAAAGAAGATGTGAGAAACTTAAATCTCGGTCTATCTCCAGGCAATGGAGGAAGTTGGTCTAATCCAAGATTAGCTTTACAGAAATCGGTTATATATTGACTGGCTTCGTGGGTGACACCAAGTCCTCCTTGGTCGGATGCTCTTACTAAAACAGAAGAGAGCGTTCCTAAGGCTTCCAAAGTAACGTATGAATCAGAATAAAATCTATCGTTTTCCCAGGGTGGGACGGCAACAATTTTACCACGGTGGTTAAATCCGTTTGCTGAATTAGGGTTATTAAGTATCCCTTTCCACATATCACTGTCTTTCCAGTGTTTACCTTTGAGGTGTATTAGCTTATGTACATTGTCTAAGTGTTGTAAAAGTACATCAACCGCAAATCGAATATTGTTGTCTTCACTCTCTGAGTCATAATTAACTTTTATATTTCCAGAACGTCTCCAGAATTTACCCCATTCGCTAATGTCATCAGCGGTAGCCGATGCCATAAAAGACTCAGTCTTAAGAACGTAATAAAGAAGGTTTGGAAGGTATGACTCCCATGTCTCAGTAAGTCCACTGGTAGGAAAGAATACATCTCTATCAAAAATATACTCGACTACAGCGTCTAACCCGGAAGCAGTACCTTTCATTTTGTATGAAGTAACGGCATTTCTTAGCTGTTGTCTCCATTCAGAGGCATTAGTTCCAATTAACTTCCACCCAATTAAGGTTGCTAAATAATCTAAAAACTCAGCCGGGCAGTTGTTAATGTCAATAAGGTCACTTAGGGAGTCTACTACATGGTGGATATCATATGAAGCGTATCCTAGTGCTCTTAAAAATTTATTAAGAGAGCCACTGTTGGCGAACTTCGTAGGTATTAAAGTTGACGATAAATAAACATCCAAGCTGTTTTGTACCATGGGAGAGGAGTCCATGTTCTTGTTCAACCACAAAGATAACGATGTCTTGTATGCGTCTAATAGTTGTGTACCTGAGAGGTAGGTCTCACCCGAAACCTGCGCTGTGGAGGATAGGAACTCATGAGGGATGTATTTCTCAGCATCTAGATTCGCATAAGAGTACTCTCTGTTTTTCCAAATATACTCGGATAGAACGTGAAGGCAAGCTTCTTCGTCCACAGAGCTTCCACCATATAAGTTTTCAGTCCACAGACTAGAGGCTAAAGAACTTAGCTCCGTATGTTGTGCATGTTTAGATACTATAGTCGCGCCCGAGCTATTCAGAATATGAAGTAGTCCAAACTTTTCAAGCAGTTTGTTTTGAGCTAACCCAACAGTACTTACCTCAGGGTACAGTGATGAGACACCAGGAATAGTACCTTCGTTTCCAGAAAACCACAGAGCAAACATTTGGTTAGTGCTGTAGCTAGGACTTAAGGTTATAGAGGATAAACCACTAGCCTCCATGAAGGTTACGAATTCAGAGGATGCCGAAAAGTCTTCCCACTGCTTACCTAAAGGAGCTAAAAGATAATTATTAACAATATCAGGCGTTACTCGGGTTAGTTTGTTTCCAGGTACGAATTTAGATTGAAGTTGGGCGACACTGTTAATAGAACTAGATTCAAATAAAGAACTAGCGTCCCCAACCAACTTTAAAAAATACGAGAGGGTTTTATAACTTAGCTCTTCAGTTGAACCATAGCTTACACTCTCCCTATCTATGTACATGGAAGGTACAAGAGGGGTAATTGAATCTATGTAGTTAAACTTTTGATTTGCCATTAAACTATGTCTACTGTAATCTCAAAGTTGTTGAGCTGTATAATTTCGTTGAGGTTTGCGTAAATATCGCCGGGAAAGTTATCAACTTTAAAGTATCGAACTCCAGGAATATCATTCATATAATTTTGTAACTTAGATAGAGACAGTGCTTCTCCAAACTCTCTATTGTCTACATCGAAGTATCTTAAAAGACCATCCGCAGCATCTTGTTTAATCGCATTTCTTCGGTACGTGTCAGCCTCATCTACCAGAAGGGTACAGTTTAAATCCAAAGTTCGAATAACTCCGTCCACAATAGTTAATTCATCTGTCATCATTTTCAAATTATTAAGGTGGTCTAGTAGTTCGGCTTTAAGAAGTAAAGAACATCTCTCTAATTGGAGTTGGGATGCTTTAGCTAAACAATAAATATCAATGTTGTTTGCGCCTGCGCCATTATTCCGTAGAACTGCCATTGCTTTACCTATGGTTCCGTTTGTGGAAGAATAGTCATTCGCTGCCGCAGTATAATCCTCTCCTGTTACGCACCTATGCTGGGATTTAAAAACATGTGGGTAGTATTTCTTAGCGTGTTCTACAGTTTCATTATCTCGACCTCCAGTGGCTTTAGAGCTGTTAATTACTGTGACGTTACCTGTGTTGCCGGTATTTTTAGTAGTTGCTACAGACATGTTTATAACATTTCTAGCAATGTTTCCTCTTTCGCCTCCTCCAACTCTATAAAACACTTTAGCATCTACACCGGGGGTAGGTTTCTTTCCTTTTGTGCCATTTCCAAACATTAAGGTAACTCCATACTGCTCGTCATATGTCTTTTCAAACACAGCTTGTGTAGAAGATGCTAAGTATAACGAGTTTATCTCTTGCCATAAAGTACCATCGGCAGAAGAAACTGTAATACTGCCTTCTACAACAGGAGCTACACCAAGGTTCATTTTAAACTCCTCATCAGTTGTACTAAAAGTGTGAACCTCTTCTTGTAGAGTCCCTTCTAATAAATAGAAGTTACTTTGTGTTAAGTTATTCGAGTCAACGTCGAAATCTAAATCCTCTACACTACTTACATCAAATATAATATTCCCATCTGTATTCCCCTTATATAAAACAAAAGATACAGGTTTTCCATCTTTATCAGAGGCCCCTTGTACAGTTCTATTGGCTTTAGAGATAGTAGCTCTCTCTGGGGCGTCGGTGAAGTAATCGGTAGAGAAAGATATGGAAGCCTCAGCTTTAGCTGAAGTTGGGCCTTTTACTTTTACACCTATTAATTGTAAAAGTTTATCAAGGTTAGTGGTGGTTTTTACAGTGCTTATATAACTTTCATTCGCAAGGAAATCTGCTTTCAAAGAAATAACACTAGCCAAATAAGCAAATAGCTCAGTAAACATTACACCCATGTCAGACTCTACAAAGTTTGTAAACTCGTCAGGGTAAACGGCTGCCATGTAATCAAGCAAGGCCGCTTTGTAAGACGCAAAGTCTGTTAGGGAGTAATCAATATACTTTGGCTTATCCTTTTCAAGAATAGCTGCGTATCTTAAGTAATCAGATTCGATGGTTCCATCAAAAGATGAAACGTTATATAAAGGGTTAGTGGGAAAAGACATAAGTTAAAACGCTAGAGATATATTTTCGGTAGCCAGTATATCGTCCTTTAAAGCTACGGTAAGTGAGACTGTAATTTTAGATTCGGTAGATAAAGACAAGCCAGCCTTCTCATCAGCCAACACAAGAGAGTAGTCATCTGAGGTTTCGGTTTCCTGAACTCTAAGACTTAAAACATTTACTCTCGGTTCGTAAGTTGCAATAGCCGTTAAAATTTCATTTTGAATATCTCTCTTTAGAAATTCATCAAGAGGTTCAAAAACAGCAAGATGTATATTAGTACCGTACTGAGGTAA